GCGGCCACGGCCTCGTCCTTCGCCGCGCGCATCGCTTCCCGCACCGAGGCGATATCGGAGCGCGCATCGACGTGGATGTTCTGGACGATGGAGACGCCGCCCGCCCCCGTGCCGAGCCGGTCGTTCGGAATCATGGTCCCCGAGCTATCGGGTATCCACAGTTCGGGCCCGCGCTCCCCGACCATCAGGAGTTCGCCGGCGGACCGCCGCCCGCCGTGCTGCGTCGCCTTGGCTCCGCCGAATGCTCCGGTGAATGCGCTCGCCAGCATGCCCGCCAGCGGCTCCGTCACGGCCTTGCGCACGAAGATCCGCAGGATGTCCTGGGCGAGCCCCTTGAGCACGTCGCGCAGCTTCTCGCCCTCCACGATGGCGTTCTCGAACGCGGAGGCGAAGGTGAAGCCGAGGTCCTCCGCGAGCTTCGTGTCTTTCTTAATGACGTTCCCGAACTCGTCAAACCCGGCGTCGATGCGCATCTGCACTTCCTCTAGCCCCCGCATCGCATCGATTCCCTCGAGTTGATATTTGAGCCGTTCCTTCAACTCTTCGGTAGTGCCGGTGACCTCTTCGCCGTAAATTTCCTCGTAGTACTGGCGCTTCTTGATCAACTCCTCCATCTTGACCGCGGCATCCCACGCCTCACGCTGGATCACTTCCACCTTCTCGTACGCGGAGACATAGGCGTCCAGCGCTGCTTTATCCCTGCTGGTATCGGGCAATGCCGGCGCATTGTCCTTCGCCGGCGGCTTTTTCGGCGTGACCGGCCCCCCGAACATATCCGTCTCTCCGGAGAGCACACCCCTCAATCGGATCACTTCGTGGAGACGTTTTTCCAGACGTTCCGCGTGCTCATCGAGCGCGTCTATTTCCTCCTTGGTCGCCGTCCCGCGCCTGCGCATGATTTCGTTCTGTGTCGCGAGCAGCTCGCTGGTCAATGTGTCGACCTCGCGTTCGGCCTTGAATAGATCGGTCGCCGGAGACAGCTTGCCGAGCGCCTTCAGCATTCCCATGAAGCCCTCGCCCTCGAGCTTCGCATCGAGCAATGCTTTCGCAACGCGATTCAACGCGGGAAGCAGATCCTCAGCCAGCTTGAATTTGAGCGCGTCGCTGCTGCTGCCGAGCCGCTTCAAATCATCGTTGAACTGTTCCGCCGCTCTCGCCGTATCGGCGGACAGGATGATCCCGAGCCGTTCGGCTTCCTTGCGCAGCGCGTCGATCCCGTCCCGGCCCTGATTGAGGAGCGGAATGAGATCGGCGCCGCTGCGGCCGAATACACGCATGGCGAGCGCCGTCTTGCCGGCGCCGGCCTCCATGCGGGCGAATCGCTCTGCAACAGCCAGCAGCAGTTCCTCGGTCGGTTTCAGGTTCCCGCCGGCGTCCTTGACCGATATCCCAAGCGCCTTGAAGGTATCGGCCGCCTCGCCCGCGCCGCTCTGGGCTTCCTGCGCATGCTTGGCGAGCTGCTGCAAGCCCACCTGGAGTTGCTCGATCGAGACGTCCGACAGTTCCGCGGCGTGCTTCAACGCCGACAACGACTCGACCGTAATGCCGACCTTCTCGGCGAGCTTGCCGAGCTGGTCCGCCTGATCGACACCGCTCTTGAAAAATGCGGTAAGCCCGGCGGCGGAGAGACCGACGCCGAGCGCGGCGAGCGTTCCCTTGAGACCGGAAAACGCCGAGCTGATCCGCCGCGCCGTGCGATCGCCCGCGTTACCGATGGCCGTCAGCGCGTCCTGGAATTGAGCGAGCCTGGCCTCGACGTCGATGGTCAGTTTAGGCATGCCTGTTCCTGCTCAGGTAATCGCGTATCTGCACGAGTCCATCCACGAGCCGCTCGATGTCATCCACCTCGAGCACGGCGACGATGTATTCCAGCGCTTCCCACCGCATCTCCCCGCCCATCAGGTTCCATGCGCGAATGACGGCCTCGGTATCCGGATCGGCCCTGATGCCGGGGGTTTCCCCCCCCAACCACCGCGAGAGGGCGGGGCGCTCCAGGGCCTCGATCAGTTTTTTTCGGCGGCCTCTTTATCCCTGGAATACCGCTCGATGAGGTCCTTCAGATTTTTCGTCAAGCCGACCAGAATATCGATGTCGTCCTCGACCCACTCCCTGAATGCTTCGGGGTCGAAAGGCGGCACCTCACCACCCCCTCCTGGGACGAGCTTGTTCTCCGGCGTTTTCCATCCCACCACGCATCCGATCACGGCATCGGAGGTGACGACACCAGCGAGTTTCGAGAGTTGGAGACGCGTCGGCCGCCGGATGAGGAATTCGTGCCCCTCCACGCTCACCCACTGCTCGCGCGCGGCGCGCACGCGATCCGCAAGGCTTCCCATGCCTCACTCCTACGTCGCGTACACCGTCTGCCGCGCGCACAGGGAAAGCGCGACCTGGGTCGTGACCTTGCCGGGCGCCGCTCCTCCCGGCGTCAGGGTCGCGCCGACGTACGTGTTGAACGCCACTTTCTGCCCGTTGCTGAAGGTCAGCCGGATCGCGCGCTTCGATTTGGCGTCCGATGAGACCTTGAGCGCGATCAGTGCCGGGTCCGCGACGTCCCAGATGTTCTCGAACGTGTAGACCGCGGGCGACGCGATCGTCGGCACGTTCGTGCGCTGATCCACATGGACCGTCGTCGTGTCTTCATACTCGTACTCGCCGCCGCTGGCGTTGAGCCCGATCACCGTCGCCATCGACGTGCCGAAGGTGATCTCCTTGGCTGTTCCGGACACGAATGTGTCGTAGTTCGTTGTGTCCTCCCCCTCCAGCTCGAAGGTATTGGCGGCAACGTTGGCGATGCGGAATACGCGGTCGTTCAGCTGCGTCATGCCGGTGACTTCCATCAGCACGTATGCGCCGTTCGACATGCCGTGCGCGGTCGATGTCACCACGCCGGGGCTCGCCTTGGTGATCCCGCTGATGGTGTCCGCCGCCGCCAGCGCGGATTGGACGGCGATTGCGACTTTTGTCCAGAACGATACGTTCATTTCGATCTCCTTACTCGTTGAATGTTACGTTTAGCACCGTTGCCCATAGTCCTGTCTCCGGATCCTGCTCGGAGCGCCTGCCATCGATCGTGAACCCCTCCGGCGCGATCGCCGCCTGCACCGCGTTCGCCAGCACGTGCGCGAGCTCCCGGCTGGTCTGTACGCAGGAGACCTCGATCAGCGGGCTCGATCCGACGGGGACCGCCCCGTGGATCGTGTTGATGAACTCGGTATCGGTGCGCAGGAACGCGATCGCGGGGATTCCAGCGTCCTGCGGAATCATGTCCGGATAGATCCGCTGCTCCACGATCGCCGTCACCGGCGCTGCGCCGGTGAGCGTCGAATACAGTGCCTCCTCAGCGACCGCCACGTCGTGCTTCCTCCTTGGCTATCCCTTGTTCCATCACTACGATGAATCGGTCGAGCGCGGCGGTTTCGGCGAATTTGAATGCCGGAGCGAGGAACGGATGGCTCACCGTGCGCGCGCCGGCGGCAATCGCTCTGTTGCGCTCGATCGTCCGGCGCCGTGTGCCGCCGCGGAATTTACGCCCTCGCCCGCGTGGCACCCAGCCTCCCTCCAGGAATCGCCAGTAAAACGGATCGATGACGCGCCCGCTGCGCTTTGTATCCAACGTCTGGACAGCCGACAGCCTGCCCTTTGAACGCACGCCAACGAAATACACAACCTTGCCCGGGCGGCTCTCCCGTGACCGTCCGACGTAAATCCGGGCCTGCAGCAACCCTGTTCTTACGGGAGCAAAACTCTGCGCCACACCGCGAAACACCTTCGCAGCCGCGCCCACCGCCCGCGTCGCGATCCGGCGCTCGACGCGCGTGCCGAGCTCCGCGAGCTGCTTCCGAAAGTCGGGGATGTTGGTCTTGACGATTATCCCGTCAGGCATTGACCGCCTCACCGAGGCACATCAGTTCGATCTCTATGTGGCGCCCCTTGACATCGATCACGTCCACGATTTCATACGGGGCGCCGTTCCATTTGACGCGCATTGCTGGATTGACCCCGGCGAGATAGCGTACGGTGAAACGGATTGTGATGTCGGCCTGGCCCGCGCGCAGTGTCACGTATTCCCGTCCGCGAATGGGCTCCGCAGCCGCCCATACCGTCGCAAACGTCGTCCACGCCACGACCTCACCGCCCTGCGCGCCGCGCTGCACGGCCTTCTGCTCGATCGTGATCCTGTGCCGCAGCCGCCCGGTTTCCATCAAGACCTCCGCGGAACAATCCACGGCGTCGTCACAGCCACCTCAGTCGGTAGGCGTCGAGCAGGCCGTCGATGAACGGCAGCGGCGGGGGGATGAAGGCGCCGCTGCTGGACATCATGCCGTCAGGTGTGTTGTAGGCCGCGGCGCACTGCGCGCTGATCCACATCCTGATTTCAGCGGGAACGCTCGATCCGGCGCTGCCGTATCCGGCCACGAAGCGCACGATGACGGCCTGCGCCACGTCGTAGGTCGAGGGCCAGCTCACCCCGTAGGCGGGCAGCACCCAGCCGGGCAGCGTGTCCGCGTCGAGCACGTAGTCGGCGCTGTCCATCGTCTGCAGGACGCCGGCGGCATCGTAGTATTTCAGCGAGGTGATGGACTGGATCGGCAGCATCCCGATCTCGATTTCTTTTGCCGGAAACTTGTCGTACACCTGCTCCCAGGTCTGGGTGATGAATCCGCGCCCGGTCATGTTTTCGGCGACCTGGCGGGCCGCCTTGATCAGCATCGCCAGCAGCGGGTCCGAGGTCGTGTTGACCGATGGCGCCGCGGCCCCAAGGGACGTGTCCGCGATGTTGTCGGTGTAGACGGTGGTCGTGTTGTCGGCGAGGGTCGCGAGCAGCAGGTACGCCGATCCGGCCGCCGCCGTGCGGTAGATCTTCCGGGACGTCACCAGCGCGCCCCCGAGCGGGATCGCCGTGAGCTCGACCTTGCCGTTCACCGTCTTGTCCGCCACCGTGACCGCCGCCGAAATCGTCCCGGCTTGAGTCTCCCCGTCCGCCGTGACGAACGTCGCCAGATAGCGGTGCGCGCCGTTGTCCACGTTGCCGGCGATCGGCGGGGCGGCCAGCGCGGCGGTGATGACGCCGGGAGCCGGTTCCTGGTTCGATGCGTCGATCCGCGACCACGCCATGATTTCGGCCGCGGTGACCGGCTCGACCGCCGGCGCCGTGATGATCCTCAAGGTCATGTTCTGCGTCCCGTCGAAATTTGATCGCCCCTGCGGCTCTCTCCATCCGACGATCTGGAAGAATCCTGTACGACAGGTGCGTTCCTTCTCCACGGCAGACTCGCGGGTATCGGCGTGACAACGCCTTCCGCAGTTACGTGCCTGAAAATCACCCGTTCAGGCGGCCCCGGCTCCCACGCGATCAGGATCGTCCATATCCGGCGGTTGAGGCCGAATGGCGGGTCGTCCGGGGCTACGACCGTCGGCTGGACGATGTGCCGCCAGCCTTGCGGCGGATACGGCGCGGGCTGCCACGCTTCGATGACGCAGGCCACCCACACCCGCTCGCTGACCGGCGGGTTGTCCGGGGCTACAACCGTCGGCTGGACGATGTGCCGCCAGCCTTGCGGCGGATACGGCGCGGGCTGCCACTCTTCGATGACGCAGGCCACCCACACCCGCTCGCTGACCGGCGGATTGTCCGCGGCTACGACCGTCGGCTGGACGATGTGCCGCCAGCCCTGCGGCGGATATGGCGCGGGCTCCCACGCCCGCGCAATCGTGTCGACCCACCTCCGTTCCGTGATCGGAGGCGCATCCGGTGCGACGACTGTCGGCTGGACGAGGTGCCGCGCGAGCTGCGGCCTGACCCATTCCGGCTCCCATGCCCGCAGTGTGACCGCGAGCCATGGCCTGCCGCTGAATATCGGACTGTCCGGAGACTGGACTCCGGCAGCGCCCCACAGCGGGATGAGCTGCTGCTCCCACGCGGCGATCAGTCCAGATAGCCGTTCTCGCTTGCCGAACGGCTGCTCGGCGACGACCGCGCCCGCCTGAACCGCTTTCGTCAGTACCTGGATCGGATACGGGGCAGGTTCCCAAGCCGCCCTGGCAGTTTCCCGCCACGGCCGCAAGCCGAACGGCGGGTCGTCTACTTGGGGTGCAACGCCTTCCTGAACGATCCGTTTCCAGCCCTGTGCTGGGTATTCTGCGGGCTCCCATTCCCGCAGGACGGTGGCAAGCCACGGCCTTGACGTCGGTATCTGATCAACGCCGCTCGGGACGAGAACCCCATTTTGCCAGATCAGAACCGGGGCCGGCTCCCACGAACCGAGCGCCGTCTTGAGCCACGGCCTGTAACCTGTGGGCGGCGCGTCCGCCGCCGCCGCCGCTACCTGGACGACGTAGCGCCTGGCCTGCGGCTCCGCGCTGCCCTGCGTCCATTGGGCGACTATTCCACTCAACCACGGGCGAACTCCGAACGGCGGATCGTCCGTTGCGGGCGCGGCTCCCGCCTGAACGATGCTCCTCCAGCCCTGCGGCGAATAGGGTTGCGCTTCCCAACTGTCACGGACGCTGTGGAACCATGACCGATCAGCCGGTATCTGGTCGACTCCATCCGGGACCAGAATGCCGTTCTGCCAGATGAGGACCGGAGCCGGAGCCCACGAATCGAGCGCCGTCTTGAGCCACGGTCGATAGCCGGGGATTGGGCTATCTGCCGCCGCGGCAGCTTCTTGCGCCAGGTGGCGCGGCGTCCGGACCGCCGGGTCATCCTGCGTCCACTGCGCGACGACCCCGCCAAGCCACAGCCTCGAGTATGGAGTCCACTCGGCCGCTACCTCGGTTCCCTGCGGGATCAGCCTCCGCGCTTGTCTCGGCGGCTCAATCGGCTCCCACGAATCCCTTACCTGATAAATCCATTCCCGATCGAGCGGAACGTTCGCCGATGTTTCGGGAACGGTGAAGCCGTTCTGCCAGAGCAGAATCGGCGCGACAGTCCACGCCGCAAGGATGGTATCGAGAGGACGCAAGGCGCTATCTCTTCATGCGACGAGAAAACGGCGGGGCTTCAGCGTACGTGATTTCGATAGTGACAAAGTCGATCGCCAGCGTGTTCGTTGAGTCGGTTGACCAGAGCGACACGCCAAACCCGGCCGCATTTACGATCGCTGGAGTGAGCGCCGCACCCCACAGGTCTGCAGCCCCGCCGTTCGTGGAAATGACCTTCGTCGATCCGCTGACGGTGACGGCGGACTTCGGGCTCCCGATCAGCGTCGGCGTGGTGTCGCTGTGAAGCTGCGGAACGTAATTGGAGCTGCCTGTTCCGGTCTCCGACGCTTCCACCCGGACCGTGACGCCAAGGATCGTGGCGTCGCTCGGGATATTGAAGCCGAACCCCGATGCGACCAGATAATCGGTCGGGACAACAGCCGCCGCGTCCGTCGCGTTATCCGATACGACGTTTCCCGGATTGGTCCACGCAGTCGCCCCCGCGCGATCTACGGTCGCGCCGACGGTCGGGAATACGTTGCCGGTGGAGGCCATTTATTTATTCATTGCCATCAGCCACCGGAGAGATTGTCTCTCCGGTGGGTCGACTGCAACTCGAAGCCGCTTATCCGAGCTGCTCGAACGTGACGCCCCACGACCAGGCGCCCGCCGGCGATACCGCCACCGGCA